CGCTAATCATTCCCTCTGGGATCCGGGTTAAAATTTCTCGTGATCGGGACAAATCTACAATCAGGTTTTGAATGACTTTATTTGGTCTTTACCGTATTTTAGAATTTAAAGGAAAACTTTCTTTAGATACTATTACGGATAAAGGTCCAAGTTTAAGAAAATTCTTACCTGGTTGAGAAAAGTTCCTTTCTGAGGTATTTATACCAGGACTCCGTGAGAAGATTGGCGAATTCCCTGAAATCGAGAAACCTCGTTTCTTCCCGATCTTAAAGACAGGGCCTAATAGTGGACCAGTTTTAGTTAACTCGTCCGCTCCGGCCATGATCATTTCTGCTAGGTTATGACTTAAATGTAAACATTTAGTTCGTTACCTTACGGAATACACCGAACAGATTGGGATCCCTGCTTTTGTTAGCAGGCTGAGACTTGTCGCGATGGCCCAGCAGAAAGGAGATTTCAAAGGTATGGGTGGTGAAGACTTAAAGTCTGCCACCTATTATGCCCAAGAGACTCCTTATCCAATGGGTGATGCCTTCCTCGGTAAGCTCGGTTTTAAGGCCGAGCCCGCTGGGAAGGTCAGGGTCTTTGCTATGGTAGATGCTTGAACACAATGGTTAATGTATCCATTACATAAATTCCTCTTCTTAATTTTAAGAGGTTTAGATGTTGATGGTACATTTGACCAGATGGCTCCTATTAAGCGCCTTCAGGAAAGATTTTCCCGAGACCCTCGAGGTCGGATGTATGCATCAATTGATCTTTCATCTGCTACTGATCGTCTTCCCTTAGATCTTCAAATTTCTCTTATTAAAGAGTTATTTAAAGATAAGGTTCCAGACTCTGATGCCTTTGCGAAAGCTTGGGCTTCATTGCTGGTTAAAAGATTTTATCAAGTAAAGATGAATCCTCATTTGTTGCAACAAACATTTGTACCTAAAAAGTACAATGTTCATCCTGATTTCGGGGCCTTTGGAGTAACTTACTCTGTAGGTCAGCCTATGGGAGCCTTGTCTTCTTGAGCTATGCTAGCATTAACCCATCACGCTATAGTTCAATATGCCTCTTTCAAGGCATATAAAGGGAAACGAGGTTGGTTTGAGGATTATGGTGTACTAG